TGGAAAATTTAAGAGGGTAAGTCAGGCAGCGCCCTAGAACGTCCTGTGAAAGACTTCCTAGCTCCCAACATGCGGTCACTAACAAAGTTTTGGCTGAATGCTGTACCACCACCAGGGAGTTGTTTTCCAACTCGAACCAAGGCATGCTGTCCCCATCAAATTAATGACAGTCATACACCCCTTGCACGGTCCTACACTTCATTCATTTTAACCGATTGACGAGATCGGTACCATCACTTCCACAATTAGCGAGTCCACCTAGAGATTGTTTTCAGTATCATGTAGGTATGATGTTGAACCCTTGCAACTTAACAAGGACTTCGGCTTGCCATGCGCCCATGGTTATCGTGTTGCCAACTGATTCATATGCAAATATAAATAATCCTTGCGTGGATCTATCATTGTCATTTTCGAGAGTATGGGTGGGTGCATTGTTCACATCAAACATCTTACGACGTCGAGTGAGTGGGAGTGCATACACACCGTTTTCCCAAACGTTGAATGATTTCATATTTCTGTTTCCCTTAAGATACAGGATCTGATTAGCGGTTGTAGCAGCCATATATGTCTTGATAGCTTCTGGGTTATCAATATATCCGACATATACTCTACCTCCTGCTTCGGCCGAACCGGGCCCAATAGATGGGAGCCATCTTAGGACGCAAGTCTCATACACATATTGTGAATATGTGTTGGCGATTGCGGCACCGATTGTTCCCATGCATGACCCAGTGGCCGTAGCATCTACATATATTCCGCTTGCATAGGTCCCTGTCGCTGATGTAGTGTCAGGGGCAAAGATTACTTTGTGATTTAAGAATTGGCCATCAAACGATGCCCGTGGGCGGACAGCTCGCGTCTGTCGTCGCATAAGAGGATTGGTTCTCTTACGTTTATGTCCTACAGTTTGCTTTTGCTTAGATTTCATAGTGATTGGTATTAGTAAATGAGTCAAATTTACAACCCTGGAGTACAGACGAATAAGCATGGTGGACTACAGGGCCAACATGATCCGTGTAATCAACCTTGCTTAACATCTTCTCCAGGGCAATTTGACCATCAGGCACAATGCCAAATGCTTTCCAGAAACTGTGTCTCATATTATCATCAATTTCTACACAGGGAGCTACCCCACCTCGAATGGTATATTGCATCTTCTGTTCAATAGAATTTAATATACGCTTTGATCTCACCTGTAGTGTGGGCATTCGTTTATAGAATGCTTCTAGCACGGGGACTCCGTAATTGGATTTACGGCCACACTCACCAACAGAAGACAACCATTCGAGATACTCACCATGTTGAAATGCGTGGGTAGAATGAAGATCTTTAGATAACACAGTTCTTGGGCTTCGTACGCTCAGCGATGTTTGGGTGCCAGTAACAACATGGGTTTGGCAAAACTCTACTTCAGCAAGATCATATACGGGTTTCTCCACCTTCATAGTGAAGCCCATATTTAAGAACCAATCAGGTAAGTCATATAATGAAGTGCGATTGTGTCTTTCCAGTATTAAAACACAGTCATCACCATTATTGGCAAGTGCAAACTTACGATATCTCTTGTGTTTACAATAACTGTAAACCATAGAGCTCATTAGTAAACAATTGCCAAGGGATGTGTTAATATCCCCAGATGCCCTGACACCTTCTGTTTCGTATTTAATCTTTCCTTCCGGTAGGTATGCCACTCCAATGTTGTGTCGTTGCCATTCGAGGAGTTCCGACAACTCCTCGCGATCATAAGACATTGAATCTAAGTAAATGCTATGTTCCCACTCAAGCGCAGTTTTTGATACATGTTGATCAAAGCGGGAAGCATCCAAGCCGATAAACACTGGGTCGGAAAACCTGGAAGTTTTCAATGCCAAGTGTTTAGCAGCAGTCACAGCATTTAAGCCTTTAAAAATTGTCTTGTCACCCAATCCATCCCTGTCAAACATTTGGTCAATTCGATTGTAATACTCGTGTTCATTATGTTTCAGGAATCGTGCGAGACACAAATTATACCGTGGATTTCGAGGTTGTATAATTCGTGGAGCCGGATCATTTTTGGCTACATCTATCTTCTCGCACTTAACAAAAGTCTTTAGCCATGCATCGACGCGGGTCAATCTCTTCACCAACAATGAGGCATATGCTCTCTCATAAACTTTAAGTTTAGAGCCATGCCATAAGCCCAATGTAGAGCGTAATGGCAAGGGTTTCAACTTAGGAAATGAGTTTAAGTATGTCCTCACAGCGTCCAAGCGGCTTTTGAATTTCTCATCAGGAAGTGGCGGAGCTTTAAGAACCCCATCAGGACCCCTAACAAAAAATACTCGTTCTATCAACCCTCGCTTGACGTTAGCCAAATTAGAGTCATGTATAAAGTATCGTTTGTCGGAGAAGATGGGTCCAAACACAGTGCTCGCTCTGTGTTTTGGCAAATGGCGGAGGGATCCGGAAACCTTCATTTGCACACCCTCGGGACATTCCACGTTGATTTTCGTGGTTTGCCCGTGCAAACAGGCCCGGCACCCCTATTTGATCGTGTCAGAACAGTTGAGAGACTCAATGACTCTCAACGCTATCTCGTATGATTCAGGCCGCACAAAACAGGCTAACAAAGCCTCACCAAGCAGTTCCAACCTAATATTATGTCGGACACGTTGTTCCTCGAATATTCGAAGCAACACGGTTTCATACACCAATCGGTTGGCAACTGTTGGGGATAATATTCCTACCTTGGATTGTGCTAATACAGCGAATTTAATCGGAGCTCTGGAGCTCTTTACATCTACCACGGTTTCTCCCACCTCTGGATCGTCGTTCAATTCAACAAAATAATCGGCTTTTACTTGTTTAAAGAACCTTTGTGCCTCAGCGTCCAGGACGACATTTGATGCGATGGCAAAGAAAAAACAGGGGACGAGTAAAGCTTGGAACCCGAAGATACAAGCTAACAGGATGGTAACTAGTGCGATGACATTACGTTTCCACACTGGGAAAGATTCCCAAACGTTAAACAATCTAGTATAAAACGCCAT